CCATATTCTGCACAAGCAGGGTCGGTATTACATTGTCCACTTTAAGGAACTGTTTGCTTTGGATGGTAAGCATGCGAACCTGACAGTGAATGATGTCCAGAGACGCAACAGAATTATTCAACTGCTTTGTGACTGGGGTCTGGTCAGTGTAATCGAACCAGAGAAGGTTACAGACATTGCACCTTTGAATCAGATCAAGGTGCTAGCATACAAGGAGAAGCACGAATGGGTGCTTGAGACCAAGTATAATATTGGCAAGAAGAAAAAAGTAGAGGAACAAAACTGAAGATAAATAAAGGAGGTTGATTGCCTCCTTTTTAATGTCTACAAGAACAGCAGCGATTGTCATAGATAATTTTCTGAATGCAGAGCAGTGGCAATATGTTCAGAATAACTTGGGCAAATATATTGATAACGCAGCTTTTTTGGAAGACAAGGGAGAACCCTATCCCCAAATCATCGAATGGATGGAAGAGAAGTTAGCATCCATTGGTGTGTGGCAGGAGCATTGGTCACAGATGATGAGACACTTTTCTTTTATCAATACACTTCCACCAGGAATAGACAGAGAACTATCCGGTGGATATCATAGTGAGTTTGGTGGATTCATATATTATGCTCATCCAAGTTGGGATGTATCATGGGGAGGGAATCTAAAGTTCAAAGATTGTAGTGTAGAACAAATAGAACCAAAACCTAATAGATTTGTTTGGATTAATCCTGTAGTTTGGCATGGCATTGAAGTTGTAAATTCAAAAGCACAGCATAATAGAATCACAGTTGTTGGTTGGCCAGAAGGTTGCGTAGAGTATCCTAATGCTACTCTAACAATAAATACTAATATAGAAGGTTGATCAATGAGCAAGAAAAGATCAAATAAATTTAGTAAAGCAATTAGTCAATTGAAGTCAACTCGAATTGACGAGAGACTTGAAGTGCTCAATGAGAGACCTGCAAACAGTACAATGGGTCTCTATACCATTGAGCCTGGTAGTACTACGGAACCTGTAGTTACACCTGGAGAAGTAACTAGAGCACCAGACTTTAATCGAGATGGAGATGGTTCTGAAGGATATGACGGTACTGATACAACTGGTCTGTTTGATGATGACGGAACTATCTTGTTAGAAGGACCACCAATAACTAATGCAAGTCCAGACGATAGTTATATTCTTGGTCCTATGGCATCGATGTGGTATGCCTGGGGAAACTTTACTCAGATTGGATATATCAGACAGTCTGATAGAAAGATGGTCAATCTTGGTAGAATTACTGGAGAGTTGCAGAACTGGGATAAAGTTAGTGGATTTACAAGTTACGGGCAACTTACTTTAGAACAGGCAGTTTGGTTCTGTGAGAGTCCAAAGTATCTGAATGGATATGCAAATTACCGAGCATTCTATCCTGGACCTCCATCAAATACTCCAGATGAATTTGGTAGATACTATTGCACACTTACTGGAACTCCAAAAGACACTCGGAACGATCCTATGCCCGAGCGAGATCCACCAACACAAGGTGGACCTGAGGATGTTGGATTCCCTTGGGGTCTATTTGGTCTTGGTCCAGATAAAAAGAAAAGAGGACCACTTGGTGACCTCGGACCACTTGGTGACCTCGGACCACTTGGTGACCTCATTGATGGACTTGGTGACCTAGGGGAATATGCTACTAATCTTCTGGCGGCTCTGACCAATCAACTTGGTACGGGTCTTCCAGCACTAGACTATTCTGCGAATATCGCGAAGTCTATTCTTATGAATAAACCAATAGAAGTAAATCAGGTAGATATTCCACAAGATAGAATTGATAAACTTGCTAAAAATTTTCCAGTTAACTCGATTGGAATTGACACTCCGGTGACTTCTGAACCAATTCCATACTCTGATGAAAACTTTTACGAAACGCCAAGTGGAGAGATTAAGACTCATACACCACAGACTTTACAACAATATCCAAATAATACATCATCAGTGCATGATTATGGTAAAAGCATGGGTTTCGCGGGAACAAAGAATCCATTAGCAGCTGCCGGACAGGCACAAACACAAGTAGTGGTTCCTCCAGATGGTAGTGAACCATATATGTTATATACAGACCATGCATATCATAATCTTGAATCATCAGATCCTGGAGAGGTTCCTGATCCAGTAAAACGAGCTATATCTAATTTGGTTCATTCAGTTAGATATTCGGAACCACCCAAGTCGGATAGATATGGAGAAGGTTCAGGTGGTGGTATTGACACTACAACACCAAATACTGGAGGAATGGCAGGATACCCACCAAATATTAGAGGTGATGTAAGGACTCAGGTTAGAATACCACTTTCCAAAATGCCATCAAACGTACAAAAAAGGGTTCAGTTGGTCAGGGATAATCCTACTGTATACAGTGATAATCCAATCAATCAAACTAAATCAGAATCATATAAACCAAAAAGACTTATGAGAAAAACCAATAAGGTTGACCTCAAAGAAGAGACTAAAAGAGAAAGACGCAGAAAAATTCTTAGAGAAATCAAACAACCTTATGTTCTTCGTGAGGTAAAGAAGGAAAAATATAAGTTTAAAAAAGCAGACAAGGTAAGAGCAAAACTTGGCAGAACTATCAACCCTGATATGATGAAGCAGGCAGAAGTTCCTACTTCATTCAAGAAAATGGAAGACAGAATGTGGGGTAAGTATGAGAAGGAAAGAAACGCCAAAGCATCACAGGACAAGAAGAATGTTGTTCTTGACCACTTGGGTGGTACTGATCATGTGTTAGAATATATTTTTGAAACCGGTAGAGAGAAGGGTAACAAGATTGTTTATGGTAACTTCGGTTCAGAGGCACCTAAGAAAGTTGTCCGTAAAGAACAACTGAAGGGAGACAATCTTTTATTCATTGCGGACGAGAATGGAAAGAAAGAAACTGTTCTTCAATCCGAAATCAATGATAAACTTGATCAAAAACATACCGAAGAACTGTTTGCTATGTACGTAGAACCGGAACAATCACTATATGAGAAGTTGAAAAGGAGGTTATCCGAATAAAAATGTAGGGGATTCACTATCCCCTTTTTTTATGCTTTGTGCTTAAATAGATATGTCAGAGGACAGGGGGTTCGCTCCCCCTTTGACGCCAGGATGCCTTCGGGGTCCACACAATCTAATCTCGCTTTAAAAGGAGAAGTACAATGGTCAACATTCAGAAGTTTCATTCTGCCGATTTAAATTCTTTGGTGGATCGTATAAATAAGTACAGCATTGGTATGGATGATGTATTTGATAGATTATCCCACGTTCAGGAAGGGAACTATCCTCCATACAACCTAGTACAGGTCAGCAGCACGGAATCAAGACTTGAACTAGCACTTGCTGGATTCAACGAAAAAGAATTAAATGTCTACACACAAGACGGAAAACTGTTTATCGAAGGAACAAAAGACGAACCAAAAGAGCAAACGACATACTACCACCGAGGAGTGGCTCAAAGATCTTTCACCAGATCTTGGTCGCTCGGTGATGAGACGGAAGTTAGATCAGTTAGCTTTGAGAATGGGTTACTAACAGTTGAGTTAAGTAAGATTGTACCTGAGCATCATCAGCGTAAAGACTGGTTCTAAATAATAGCGGCTACCTTGTTAAATATCGTCGCCTGTGGAGGGGAACTGGCAAAATCCAGTTGCGTCCCCTCCTTTTTCATGCTATACTACCTGAAGGAAAATACTGATCTATGAGCGTACAACTTGCACTACTGAAGTCCGGTGAAGAAGTCATTGCGGATATTAAAGAGTTTCGTGACTCTGATGAAAATCTGGTATCGTATTTTTTCGGTGACCCTCACTGCATTAAAATTAAAACTCAAGAGGTTCTGCTTGAAGCAGAGGATGCTCCACCGAAACACGAATTAATTTTTTATAAGTGGATGGGTCTGTCCAAGGACAAAGATATCATTGTAAATAAAGATTGGGTGGTTTGTATTACTGATCCGCTCGATTCAATTGTAGAATCTTACGAGAAGAGAAATTATGGAAGAAACCAATCTAGCGACAGACGAGATGATGTTGCCCCCGGATCAACCAACGGAACCGGAACCCCCGACAGTACAGGTACTCTGCTTAACGAACAAGCTACTTTTACTGAGTCAGATTGAAGAAGTCCTTGCAGATATTGGACAACCCGATTGTAAACTTACAAGACCTTATTTGATTGACAATGGAGAACTCACACCCTGGTTGACTGATGTATCAGATGACGAGATGGTTATGATGAGTTCTGATAAAATATTGACTGTGGTTACACCCAACCAAAAACTACTTGATGAATACGAGTCACTGACTAAATGAGATTTTACACTAATGTCTATCAGCGATTCAATGAAATGCTGGTACGTGGATATGAAGATGGTAAGCACTTCTCTTACCGAGAAGAGTTCTACCCCACCTTCTATGTTCCCGCTAAAAGGGAATCAAAGTACAAAACACTTGACGGTAGATCCGTAGAACCAATCAAACCTGGTAAGATCTCAGACTGCAAAGAGTTTGTAGAGAAGTATAAGGATGTAGAAGGGTTTGATGTCTATGGTAATGACCGATATGTTGCCCAGTATATTTCAGAGAAGTATCCTGAGGATGAGATCAAGTTTGATATCTCAAAGATTGGACTCTACACAATTGACATTGAGGTTGCTGCCGAAGAAGGTTTCCCTGACGTGTTCAACGTTGCAGAGGAACTTCTTGCTATCACATTGCAGGATGCTGCTACTAAGCACATCACCTGCTTTGCCTCACGTCCATTCAACAACACACGCAAGGATGTCACCTTCGTGCTGTGCTATGACGAGTTCGACCTGATCAATAAGTTCCTAGACTGGTGGCAGACAACCGCCCCTGACGTGATCACAGGGTGGAACTGTGAACTGTATGATATCCCCTATATTGTGGGGCGTATCGGTCGTCTGATGGGCGATAAGACGGTCAAGAAACTCTCGCCTTGGGGAAATGTCCGTACCCGTGAGATCCAGAACCACGGTCGCACAGCACTGGTCTGTGAGATGGCAGGCATCACTGTGATTGATTACCTTGACTTATACAAGAAGTTTACCTATACTAATCAAGAATCGTATCGACTAGACCACATTGCATTTGTGGAACTAGGACAACGTAAGTTGGACCACTCGGAGTTTGATACCTTCCGTGATTTCTATACAGGCAACTGGCAGA